GCTATCAGCGCACGCTGCTGGCCACCGTCTCGGCCAACGCCGTCACCATCTATGAGAAGTCCCGACGCATCGGCGCCACCTGGGGCGTGGGCGCGCAGGCAGTGCTGACCTCCGGCGCCGCGCGGTCCGCCGGCGGCATGGACAGCCTCTATATCGGCTACAACCTGGACATGGCGCGCGAGTTCATCGGCGTCTGCGGGATGTGGGCGCGGTCGCTCGGCATGGCGGCCGGCGAGGTCGGCGAGTTCCTGTTCGAGGATCAGGACCGCGACGGCGGCACCCGCCAGATCGCGGCATTTCGTATCAGCTTCGCCAGCGGCTTCGAGATCCTGGCCCTGGCATCCCGCCCCCGGTCGCTGCGCGGCCGGCAGGGCTTCGTCATCATCGACGAGGCCGCTTTCCATGACGATCTGGAGGAGCTGATCAAGGCCGCCATGGCTCTGCTGATCTGGGGCGGCAAGGTGCTGCTGATCAGCACCCATGACGGCGCGGAGAACCCCTTCGCGGAGCTGATCGCGGACAGCCGCGCGGGCAAGCGGCCCTATGCCGTGCTGCGGACCACCTTCGACGATGCGTTGCAGGACGGGCTGTACCAGCGCGTCTGCCTGGTGCGCGGCATCCCGTGGTCGCCGGAGGGCGAGGCGAAGTGGCGGGCGGAAATCCGCGCCTACTACGGCGACGGCGCCGGGGAGGAGCTGGACGTCATCCCGCGCGCCGGGTCCGCGCGCTTCCTGCCGCTGCACCTGATCGAGGCGCGGGCGGACCGGGCGGTGCCGGTGCTGCGCTGGCGCTGCGACGACGCCTTCGTCCACCTGCCCGACCATGCGCGCGAACGCGCCGCGGTCACCTGGTGCGAGGAGCATCTGGGTCCGCTGCTGCGCGGCCTGGACCCGGGGCTTCGCAAGGCGCTGGGTGGCGACTTCGCCCGCATCGGCGACCTATCCGTGTTCTGGCCCGTGGTGGTGGGCGGCGACCTGGTGCGGCGCTGCCCCTTCACGGTCGAGCTGCGGAACGTGCCCTTCGACCAGCAGCGCCAGATCCTGTTCTACATCCTGGACCGGCTGCTGCCGCTGTCGGCGGTGGCGATGGACCGGACCGGAAACGGCGCCTACCTGGCCGAGGTGACGATGCAGCGCTACGGCGCGCACCGGGTGGAGGGCATCCACATGTCCGAGGGCTGGTACCGGGACAACATGCCGAAGCTCAAGGCGGCGTTCGAGGATGCCGGCCTCACCATCCCGGCCGATGCCGGCACGGTGGACGACTTCCGCGCCCTGCAGCTGATCCGCGGCGTGGCCCGCGTGCCCGATGTGCGGACCGAGGCGAAGGGCGAGGACAAGGACAAGGCCGGCGGCCAGCGCCACGGCGACGCGGCGATCGCCGCCGCGCTGGCGATCTACGCCGCGGGCCGCGACGTGGGCGACACCCAGCATGATCCGCTGCGCGCGCCGGACGTGATCGGCCGCACCGGGCGGGACTTCCTCGGCGTCGGCAGCCTGCGCGGCGGGTCCATGATCGGGGAGTACCTGGGATGAGTGACGCCCCCACCAAAGATGCCCCCGCCAAGGCCGCCACCAAGGCCCCCGCGGCCGCCGCCGCCAAGGCCCCCGCGGCCGCCGCCGCCAAGGCCCCCGCGGCCGCCGCCGCCAAGGCCCCCGCGGCCGCCGCCACCGAGCTGCTGCACCAACGCATGCGCGCGCTGTCCGAGGGCGACCTGCCGCTCAGCGACTGGGACGCGCAGTTCGTCGATAGCGTCTGCTACCGCTCCACCTGCGCCACCACGCCGCGCCAGCAGCACATGATCGCCATCCTGTGCTGGCGCCACCGCGAGCATCTGCCGGCCGAGCTGGTGCCGGCCGCCGAACCCCCCGCACTGAAAGCCCGCGCATGAGCGAGACCCGCCTGCCACCCAATCTGCGGGAGGAAGTGGCCAGCCTGGCGCGGGACATCACCGCGCCGGTCGGCGGCTTCACCCTGTCCACCCGCGACGACATCCTGGCGCGCCGCGGCGGCGGGGACGGGCTTCGCATCTACCAGGACCTGGCGCGGGACGGCCATGCCGGCAGCGTGCTCCGCAAGCGCCGCCAGGCCGTCATCGCCCGGGAATGGGTGGTGACGCCGGCCAGCGAGGCACCGCAGGACGAGCTGGCGGCGCAGCTGCTGCGCGCCGCCCTGTCCCGCATCCGCTTCGACCGAGCCTGCCAGGGCCTGCTGACCTCCGTGCTGACCGGCTATGCGGTGGCGGAGGTGATGTGGGAGGCGGCGGAGCTGACACTGGAGGATGGCACGCGCCGCACCTGGATCGTGCCGGCCGACATCCGGGTGCGGAACCCGCGCCGCTTCGTCTTCGACCGGGATCTGCGGCCGCGCCTGCTGACCTGGGATGCGCCGACCGATGGCATGCCGCTGCCGGACCGCAAGTTCCTGCTGCTGCGCTTCTGGGCGGAGGAGAATGAAGACCCCTATGGCCGCGGCCTGGGCCATGACCTGTTCTGGCCGGTCTTCTTCAAGCGGAACGCCATCGCGCTGTGGAATGCGCTGATCGAGAAGTTCGGCCTGCCCTTCGTCTACGCCGAGTACCCGGCCGGCACGCCGCAGGGGGACCGCCAGCAACTGTCGCAGCAGCTTCAGGACCTGGCGCGCGGCGCCGGCCTGGTGGTGCCGCAGGGCACGCTGATCAAGTTCTTGGAGGCGGGCGCGGGCGGCAGCGCCACCGGCCGGATGCATGGCGACCTGGTCGACGCGATGGATGCCGAGATCAGCAAGATTGTGCTTGGCGAGACACTGACCACGGAGATGGGCAGCGTCGGCTCCCGCTCCGCATCCGAGACGCATGACGGCGTGCGGAAGGAGCTGGCGGACCAGGACGCGGATTTGCTGTCGGCCGAGCTGGGCGCCACGCTGCTGACCTGGATCACGGAGATGAACCTGCCCGGCGCCCAGCCGCCGCGCATCGACCGCCCGGCGCCGGAACAGCCCGACTTGGCCGCGCGATCCGCCCTTGACAAGACGCTGTTCGAGATCGGCTACGAGCCGACCGAGGATTACGTCACCGAGACCTATGGCCCCGGCTACCGCCGCATCCAGCGCGTCGCGCCCATGGTGCCCGGCGGCGACCCCACCGAGACCGATGCCGCCCTGTTCGCCGAAGGCCCGGAAGACCCCATCGCCCGCATCGCGGACCGCCTGGCGGCCGATGCCGGCACGACGCAGCAGCAGCTGCTCGACGCGGTGCGGGCGGAGGTGGAGGACGCCGCCAGCTTCGCCGACCTGGAGCTGCGCCTGACGCGCCTGGCCGGTGCCATGCCCGTGCGCCAACTGGCGCAGAAGCTCGGCCCGGCCTTTGCACTGGCCTACCTGGCCGGCGCCGGGGATGCGGATGAAGGCACCCAAGGGTGACCACCGAGGCCGAGGCCCTGTCGCTTCCGCCGCGGGAGGCGATCGCCTTCCAGCTCGGCAAGGTCAGCGTCGGCACCCAGCGCTGGGACGATGTCTGGCAGGCCGGGCACAACCGCGCCTTCATGGTCGCCGGCGTCCAGGCGGGGGACGTGCTGGAGGGCGTGCGCGGGGCGGTGCAGAAGGCGATCGATCAGGGCACCACCCTGGCCGAATTCCGCCGCGACCTCGGCCCGCTGATGCAGCGCCTGGGGTGGGAAGCGCGCGGGCCGGGCTACGTCGCCTGGCGCACCCGCCTGGTCTACGAGACCAACCTGCGCGGCGCCTATGCCGCCGGCGCCTACGAACAGATGTCCGACCCGGACGTGGTCGACCTGGTGCCGTTCTGGCGCTACCGCCACAGCGGCGCCCGTGATGCCCGGCCGGAGCACCAGGCTTGGGACGGCCTGGTGCTGCGGCATGACGATGCCTGGTGGAATTCGCACTACCCGCCGAATGGCTGGGGCTGCGGCTGCTGGGCGGAAAGCCTGACCGCCGCCGACCTGGCCCGGCTTGGCAAGGCCGGCCCGGATGCCGCGCCGCCCATCGTGCGCCGCCCCTGGCGCGATCCGGTCAGCGGCCGCACGGACCAGGTGCCGATCGGCATCGACCCGGGCTGGGACTACAATGTGGGCGCCGCCTGGCGCAGCGCGCGGGATCTGCCGCCAAGCCCGGTTGCGCCTCCGGCAGACTGGGTGCCGCCGGCGCCCACGCTGCCAGCACAGCCCCGCCCGGCCGCGCCACCGCCGCTGGTACCACAGCCGCCCGCAGGGCCTGCTCCTGCGCCGGCGTCGCCCGCCACAGCGCCGACCTCGCCGGCGGCTCCGGCCGTGCCGCCGGCCCCCGCCGCCCTTCCCCCCATCGCTGGCAGCCTGCCCGTGCCGCGCGTATCGACCGAGGCGCTGTGGGATTTCATCGCCGCGCCTGCGGTGGAGCCGTTGCTACTCGCGGCGCCGGCCGACGCAATCAGATTTGCCCTCGGCACGCGCGCTGCCGGCGTGCTGCTATCTGCCAGCACCGCCGACAAGCAGCGACGCCACCACCCTGACCTGACGCGCGATGACTACGCCGCGCTGCCCGGGATGATCGAGGCGCCGCAGCTGGTGCTGCAGCAGGATGGGCAGCGCGTGCTTGTGCTGGTCCGCGCAGGTCGGATCTACGTCGCCGCGGTGAAGGCGACAGAAGATGGCACTGAGGCCTATGCCGTCAGCTTCCGCCGGGTCAGCGCGAAGGATCTGCGGCGGATGATCCGGCGCTACGCCGTTGTCTCCGGCGATCCCGCTGCGCTGGAAGCTGCGGATGATGAGGGAGTGGCGCGCCGGTGAGGCCTCCCGGGAACCTCACATCGCGATCCCGCCCTTGCGGGCGGTCCTACGGCAGGGAGAGTGGCACCGTGTCACGGCGCGCCGGCCAGGAGTATAGGCAGTCCGGCAGGGGAATTCCAGCATGACCGGCGCCCGCGTTACCATCGACACCGCCGCCTTGCGCCAGGTCAACGCCGCGTTGGCCAGCCTGGCGCGCACCGGCCGCGACCCATCGCCGGCGCTGAAGTCGCTGGGGCCGCTGCTGATCGCCAGCACCCGCAACCGCATCGTCTCGGAACAGACGCCGCAGGACACGCCATTCGCGGCGCTGTCGGCCAAGACCAAGGCGCGCAAGCGCGGCGCCGGCATCCTGCGGGAGCGCGCGATACGCGCCGGGCTGTTCGGGTCCCTGACGTCGCAGGTGGATGACAAGCGGCTGCGGCTCGGCACCAACAAGGTCTATGCCGCCACGCATCAGTTCGGCCGAGACGCCATTCCGGCGCGTCCGTTCCTCGGCTTCTCGAAGGCGGATCAGCGGCAGATCGCGGAGGTCTTCGCCGATTTCGTCCGGCGCGCCGGGGGGCGCTGAGCCTAAAGGCCGACTAAGCCAAATTAAGCCCATGTAGGACCCGACTTTCGCGGTTGAGCCGGAGCGAACGGCGCAGCCCGCGCCCACCCCGCCCAGCGGCGATCCTGACGCGTTGTGGGTGGGGGCGCATCCCCGCAACCGCGGGCATGATCCGCACCTCGCCCGCGCGCGATCCTGGCGCCATGCAGAGGCTCCACATCTTCCGCGCCGGGAACCATGGCCCGATGCAGGGCGGCACGCTGGAATTCAGCGCAGCCGACCTTGCCGCCAGCGCCCAGGCCTACGACCCCGCCCGGCACGAAGCGCCGATCGTGGTCGGCCATCCGAAGCTGGACGCGCCGGCCTATGGCTGGGTCGGCGGCTTGCAGGCGGAAGCGGGCAACCTGTTCGCCGCGCCCCGCCAGGTGGAGGCCGGCTTCGCCGAG